CCTGCGAGCTCGCCCATCACCTCGGTCGTGGGCTTGATCTTGCCTTGGGCGTCGGTAACGGAGACCCCCAGCTCCTGAAACACGAGCTTCGCCCGTCCCAGGCCCAGATAGGTGTCTTGAATGGCCGTGTCCAGCCCCGTGAGGGCCGCCGTGCTCTTCTCGCTGTCGATCCCCAGCAGCTCGGCCGCATCGCGGAATTCGTCCACGGCGTCGGCGGTAGACCGCAGGCGGGTCGCCAGCTTGTCGAGGCTGTCATAGGCCGCTGCCGTCTCTTTGACGCCGGCCACGAGCGCGCCAAACGAGAGGCCCAGACCCAGCAGCCCGGCGGCCTGCCCGACGAGCTTGAAAATCCCTTCGCCGGCCTTGGTGGCGGCCGGGTCGATCTTCTGCAGCTTGTCGAGTAGCCCTTCGGATTTCTTCTCGGAATGGTCGAGGCTCTTGTCGAGCTTTTCGGTATTGCCCTCGAAGAGAATGAAGAAGCTATCGAGAATCGTCATTTCTTGGCTTTCGCGTGCTCGATTGCTAGGTGCTCATTCCATCGGGTTGTCATGATGACTTCCCAAATATCGAAGGCGTCTTCGAGGGAATAAACGGTTTTCAGCTCTTGGAGAGTGGCGGCTTTTTCTGCGAGGATTGCGCCGATAAATCCGTCAACGTTTGGGAAAGGAACGCTTGGGCTTTCTTGGTGATAGCCTCGAAGAAAGTCGAGCCTTTCCCGTTGCCGAAAAAACTGCAGTTGTATTCCAACATTGCCATTTCCAGGCGGGCCAAAGTTTCCCAGTCGGGGACGTGGTTGTCCACGAGGGCACGGGTCGAAAGCCGCAACGGCTCGCCGGAATCCCGAGGGATTGCGACGAAGGCCATCAGCTTGAGCATCGTCTCTTCGTTGACGGCGTAGTCGCCCAGCTTGGGCACCGCCGACAGCGGATATTTCGCGATGATCTCGCGACCTTGCACGGCCGGGAACTTGGACAAGACGAAGACGAGCGCGCGGCCGTCTTGCGCCTCGATAGTGATCTCTTTGGGCTGGATCATGTGCGGTTGACGTTCTCGAAGGCGAACTGATACGTCTTGGACTTCAGACGGCCGGCGCTGCTGGGGCTGTTCGCCGGCATGCCGTCGGTGATCACGCCTTGCGTGAAAGACGCCGTGCGGCCGTCCGGGTAGATGGCCGTCACGTTGATGACATCCCGCGCGCCTTGCTTGCCCTTGCCGACGCGATTCGCCTCGAACAAGACCGCGAGATTGCGGTCGTCCTCGGAGTTCGGCACGACGGACAGCGACAACGAGATCGGCGTCGCTTTGGCCCAGGTGATCAGGTCGCCATTGACCCCCATCGCCTTGTCACGGATCTGCATCGTCGGCGCGTCGAAGGGGTCGGCGTCGTCGGCGAATTGCGTCAGGCTGATGCCCGAGGGGAAAGTCTGGCTCGCCTGCAGTTGGACCCGCAGGCCGAAGACCGAAATGTCGTTCATGGTGTGTTTCTCCGTTGCGGGGGATTTAGATCAGGACGTGCGAGCCTTCGACCTTGCGAATCGCGTCATCCTTGCTGTAAATCAGCGTGTAGACGAACTTGTATTCGGTGCGGCCGTCCACGGTGACGAAGGATTGCACGACACCGTCAAGCCAGTAGCCCAGGCGGTAGACCTGTTGCCATGCCTGATCATCGCCGGTCAGGTTCGTGATGTAGAGTTTCTGCTGCGTGGTCAGCGTCTTGCCGATCGAAATCGTCCCGTTGAAGGTCGCGCGCTCGATCACCGACTGCAGGATCGCCAGCAGTTGACCCCGGCCCGTGCTGTTCGCGGGCACGCGAGCGGCCGACAGCAGAAGGCCCATGATCGCCGCGCCGGCCGCGTCCTTCAGCCACATTTCATTGGCATAGACGTTCATGTCCACCGGGTCGGTGGCAAGGCCCATCATCACGCCGCGCTGATAGAAGTCGAGGAACTGCCCGGCGGTCTGGGTGCGGCCGTAGTAGTTGACGCGGTTCGCGTCCATCGTGTCGGCCTGGGCGTTCGTCGTGACGCTCGGCGTCAGGGCGGCTTGCTGGAACATGTAGTTCTGCACGCTGTTGCGCCGATCGTAGGCGGTCGCGGCCAGGATCGCCGAGGGCAGCAGCTCGGGGTATTCGGTCGTCAGGGGGGCCAGTGTGACGGCCACGCCCGATAGCCCGGACAACGCCGCGTAGGTCGTCGCGGCGTCGGCGGCAACGATCGGCACGGTGTACATGAACTTAACGTTATAGGTGTCGTTCTGCACGGCAACGGCGGCGATCTGGGCGGCGCTGATGGCCTGCACGAAGGCGAACGAGCCGAAATTGTCGTTCGCCTCGGCGCTGCGCGTGAAGGCCGCGACAGGTTCCTCGGCGGCCACACCGGGCGAGAACACGGCCGTAGCATCCCACCCCAGCAGCGAGCGGATGTCCGTGCCGGTGCCCGCGACGGCAGTAGCGACCGCCGCCGCGCCGGTCGTGCCGCCGACAAGCTCGAATCGCTGCGCCGTGGCGTTGTAGGTCACCGTCGCGCCCGTCCACACCGCGCCGCCGCCCGTCTTGGCTTGGATGGCGGTCTGCAGGATCGTCGCGATGTTCGAGAGCGTCGTCGCGGCCGAGAAATTCAGCGCCGTGAGGTCGAACGAGAAGCCGCCGAGCGTCAGATTGAACGAGCCCGTCGTGATGCCGGTGAACTGCGCGACCGTGCGGGTCGCGGTGCTGCCGTAGATCCGCGCCGCCGAGGCAACGTCAGCCCAGCGCGCAAAGGCGATGCGCTTCGGGGCGGTGATCAGCTTCGAGATGAAGCCGAAGTAGAAGGCCGCGCGCAGGTACTCGGCCGACGTGAGGCCGAAATACGTGCCCACGTCGGCCGCGTTTTCCATCTCGACGAGGCCGTCGACAGGTACGCGAGGCGAGTTCGTGAAGAGCCGCAGGATCAGGTCGCGAGTGCGAACGGCGGCACCGCCGCCGACCCCGCTCACGATGTCGATGTAGCGCTTGAAAGAGATCATGGCAGGCCCTTGGTCATACCCGGCTAATGTTCGCCTCGAAAGTGTCCACGGCGGGCAGCGCGGACGAGAGGGTGCGGTAGTGCGTCAACACAATGTCGAACGTCGGCTCGGCCTCAAACCGATCCCGCTCGTCGACGAAATACGGGTTGCGGATCTCGGTCACCCGCTGGATGCCCACGCCCGCCGCCCGGAACGCCGCGAGAATCGCGTCGGATTGCATGATAGCGGAAACCACGTTGAGAACATCCGACTCGGTGAGCGCCGCCAGGGCGGCGGGGTCCTGCGGCACCCAGGCGGCGAACTGGTGCGTCGTCTCGACGAGCTGCCGCTGCGTCTGAGCAGTGCCGGCGAGATCCTGCCGCTGCGGCGCGCCGTGGTTGTGGTCGCTGACCTTGAAAAAGTAGACGACCGGGCCGGTCGCCGCGCCGTGCTGCCGGGGCTGGTACTTGCGCGCCAGCACCACGCCGGCCAGGCCCGGCTGCGCTTGGACGCGCGGCAGCAGTTCGGAGACGAAGAGTGCGGCGATCTGCTTGTCGTTCATGCGGGCACCTGCACGCAGAGAATTTTTCGCCAGCCGTCGACGGCCGACCAATCTTGATCGCTCTCAGCCTGCCAGGTCTTGCCCGCGAAGGTCAGAAGGTCGCCCTCGCGGTCGCGCTCTAAGGTTCGCACGGCGGCCTGGGTGTAGAGGTTCGCGTAGCTCTTCTGTAGGTTGAGCCCGAGCAGTTGATAGGTCGCCCGGTTGATGGCCTGGAAAGAGCCCGTGATCGCCACGGGGTCAGCGAAAACCGAGACGTAATCGCCCGCCGCGTTCGTGCTGCGAGAGACAAAGGCCCGGTGCTGCAGCGTTTGCCGGGCGATCGGGCCCATCGCGCGGGCCAGGAGGTTTGAGCCGGGCACCATCATTCGACCTCGCTGGTCAAGGTATTGAGCAGGATGCCCGTATCCACGAGCGGCTTTGCGATCGACGCCTTCGCGCCTGCGCCCTTGTCAGCGCGCCGACGTTTGCGCGCCGCGACCGTCGCGTCAGCCAGCGGCGGATCTTGCAGCTTGGTGATCGTCGCTCGCACGTGGCCTTCGGCGGCCAGCGTCAGGCCCTGCATGACGTTCTCGGGCGCAATCTTGCCCAGCGCGGAGGCCTTGGTGAGTTGAGCTACCGTCTTGGCCCACGCCTCGCGCTTGTCCGTGGCCGTGGGTCTCATGAACGGGCGGGGCGGGATGCCGCGCTTGGCACTCCCGTGCTCCTGCACGAACGCCACGCCCGCGACGGGCTGGCCGCCTTCGTAGAGCGCTGAGGGGAACCAGCCCACGCGGCCCTTGGCGTGACCGAGCTCGTCGACCGTCTGCCGAAGCGCCTCAATCTTGCCGGCCTTGCGGGTGACCTTCATCAAAAAATCCCCCCGACCTTGCGGAAAGCCGACCGCTCGGGCAGGCCGCCGACGTAGAAGCCGCCGGCCGCCTGGGCGTCCAGCAGAGCCAAGAGCTGCGCGCCGTAGGGCGTCAGGGCCAGCCAGTAGCGCCAGGGGCTCGTGCCGTAAGGTGGCTGGGCGAGGCTGACCGCCACGTCGCCGACCTTGCTTTGCGTGACGATACCGGGCGTGCCGGTATAGGTGCCGCCGTTGGCGATGATGGCGGCCAGCGCCAGCAGATGCGCGGTCATGAGCTGCAGGGCGTAGGTGCGGGCCGAGACGGGCATGCAGCCGTACGTGTCGGCCGACACGTAGAGCGTGGCCACGCCCCATTGTGCCGCGATCGTCGCATCGCTCTCCGTGAACTGAGGGAAGAGCGCGCGGAAAGCCGGAAGGTCGAGGGTGATCGTGCTCATACTTCAAATGAAAAAGCCGAGGGGTTGCCTCGGCTCTCAGTGTAGCGCGCCGGTCAGCGCTTCTTAGACTTCGCCGGCTCGGCGACGCTCTCGCCGGCAGGCTGGCTGTCGGGCGGCAGATCCTGCGGCACGATCGGGGCGCTTTGGTCGCGGCCGGTCATGTCGGCGGCGGCCTTGTCGGGGTCCACGTTGTCGGCGCTGATCTGGACATAGCCGTTCTTCTCGTGGAGCTGGAACAGCGGATTCGCGCGCAGGTACTCGGCCTGTTCCTCGGTGATCTCGGTCGCCACGCCACGCGGGGTGATCAGGCGATCATTCGCCACGCCCGCGCCGCCCTTGACGTAGACCGGGGGCAGGGCCTGGGGGAGATCCGCGCCGCCCTGGGCGTGGTTCGTGTAGTTCATGTCCGAGGACAGGGTCGAATAGACGTAGAGTTTCATCGCGTGGACTCCGTAGAGATTGAAGGAAAAAGGCCCCCGTAGTGTAGACCACGGGGGCCGAGCCCGATCAAGGGCAACTGCTCAGGGGGTCAGGCACCGCTGCGACGCACGATCGCGTAGGGGCGCTTCACCATGACGCCGGCCGTCGCGTTCGAGAAGTCCTCGACGTAGCCTTTCGCTTGCTTCTCGGTGCCCAGGGCCTGGAACTTCGCGGGAACCATCTGCACCCAGGTCGAGCCGCCGTCGCTGCCGCCGTCGTCCACCTTGTCGGCGTACAGATAGACGACGTTCGCGCCGCCGTTCGCGAGGTTCAGCTCGGGGGCCGACACGACGCGGCATTTCGGGTAGGTCTGGCGCAGCCAGTCCCGCACCGAGATCCCGAAATCGCTCGTGACGCTCAGGTACTGGAACACGTTCGTCGCCATCGCGAGAGTCGTCGGCGTCTTTTCGACGTCGATCATGTCTTGCGACTGCGCCTGCAGCGCGGCGAACATGCCCCGGATGTCGGCGGTGATGTTCAGGAACGTTTTCGTCGACCATGTGGTCGTCGAGCCCGTGCCGGTGGCCGCGAAGTTCACGTAGGCCGGCAGGCTGGGGTCGTTCAGGAAGCCGTAGGTGCGGTTCGCGCCGCCGTTGAAGCCGTAGAAGCCGACGCGGTTGCGCACGATGTCCAGCGCCAGGGCCGCCGCGCTGCGCTTCTCGGCCGCGTTGTTCACGCGGACGCGGGCGCTTCGGGCGTCTTCCAGCAGACCGACCTTGATGCCCTTTTCCCAGCGCAGCACGGTGCGACGCTCGAAATTCAGGTTCCAGCTCGACAGCGGGATGTTCGTGTAATCGCCGTAGGGGGCGGCCTCGCCCAGGGGCTCAAGAACGCCCTGGATGATTTCTTCGTCGTCCCACTTGCCGACGGTCGTGACGCCGATCAGCTCGTCGATCTTGCGGGCGGCGGTGATCACGCGGACGAAGCCGGGAAGCCACGACTGCAGGAACTGCACCGGGTTGCTGATGCTGGCCGTCGTGATCAGACCTTGGTTGTCGTCCATGCCGAACGCCGCACCGGCCAGCAGATGCGCGGCCTGCTCGGTGACGAAACCGTTCGACATGTGGATGCCGAGCTGCGAGAGCTGGGCGTAGTCGGCGCAATCTTCGGCAGTCATTTCGACCGGGCGCACGTCCCGGCCGAAAATGTGCGAGTGCACCTGAGAGGGCTTTGCCATGATGATCTGTCCTTTCTTGGATTACGCGCCGGTCAGGCTGATGACCGCGAGGCCGGCCGCTGCGTTGGCGTAGCGCTTGACGACGGCGTTCGCGATCTGAGTCTGACCGCCGGCCGCCGTGCCCACGCCGAGGACGCCCGTCGCGTTGACGAAATAGATGCCCGCGCCGATGGCCGCAGCCGCAGGCAGCGACACGAGGACTTCGCCCATCGTCAGGAACTCGCCGACGGTGCCAGCGGGGACGGTCAGCGTCGGGGCCAGCGGGCCGCCGCCCGAGGTGCCGATCGAGGCGAGGCCCTTCGGGTTGGCGAGGATGCCGCCGAAAACGCCCGTGCCGCCCGGCTGAAATTGGCCGTCGGCCGCGTCGATGGTGAAGGCCCGGCCGACCACGATGTCAGCGCCGCCCGCCGTGGACGTGCCGACCTTGGTCACGCCGGGCTGGGCCCGGGTGGGGCCTTCGTACTGGATTTCGCCGACAACGCCGAAACCCTGGTTGAGTGCGACAGTGCTTTGCAGCGCCATGATTAGCCCTCCTTGTGGCTCAGGTGCTTGGCCACGAACGAGCCAGCTTTGGGGGTGGCGGCGGCGTCGAGGGCGACGGTGGCGGCCGGGGTGCGGGTGGGCTTGGCCAGCAGGTAGCCGGTCAGCGTGGCGGCCTCTTGGCCCTTCTCGGCCTTGATGCCGAGCTTTTCGCAGCCGTAGGCCACGACCTCGTCAAAGGTCTTCTCGGCGTGGTCGAACGCGCCGACGATGACGCTGATCTGGCCGGCCAGCTTGTCGCGGGCCGCGATGCGCCGCACGAAGGCGGCTTCGTCCATCGCCGTGCCGGCCGGGGTGCCCTCGCCGCCTTCGCCGCCGGCAGCGGCCGGGGCTTCAGCCGCAGCGGGCGGGGTCTTGTCCTCGGCGGCTTCAGCCGTCGTCAGGCCCGCCAGGGACTTCTGGATTTCGCCGATCTGTGCGATCGCCGGCATGATCTGCTTGATCGCCGCCGTGATCTCCGAGAGGGACATGTCGGCGTTGCCGGTGCCCTCGGTGGTTTCGCCTGCCATGTTTGTGGCCTCCGTTGCGTCAAAAGAAAAGGTGAGACGGTCCATAACCGCCACATCCGGGCCCATCCTGCCTTCGCGAACGAGGGCCAAATGGTTGCCGCGAATTTTACGCTGCACCACATCGAAATTCTGGCCGTTCCAAATTCCGGCCGTCCAGTCGTAAATGCAGCGATACCCTGCGGAAAGTTCGCGCTTTCCCGCCTCAATAAGCGAGGCCAGTGTAGACGAAAAGGCTTTGATGTTCGCGAACAGCACCCCGTCGCGAAAAAACACCTCCTCGCCGATAACTCCCTGCACGCCTTTTTGCTCGGCGGGCACGGCGTTGGGCGTGAGTTTCTGCGCCTCGGGGCCCAGCATCACATGCTCGTCAATCCAGGGCACCAGGCGGAACGAGGCGATGCATTCGGGGTCGCTGAGTTCTTCGGGCGGGCGCAGGACTTGAAAGATCTTGTCGGCGTCCTCGCCCTGCAACCCGAGCTGCCGGCCCGAGTACGGGAAGACCCCGACCTTGCTGATCGGGTTGGCCTTGACCTCAAACCAGCCGTTGCCGTCCACGCTGCGTGCGTCCATCGCCAGGGCGGCCATCGGCGCGCGCCGCAGCGTCAGCTCGCAGCCCGGGTGCATGGGCTGGGGCAGGCTCGCCAGCGGCACCCAGACGTAGCCCAGGTGCTCGGCGTTGAGCGTGGGCACGAAGGGCGCGTCGAGATCGCAGGCGTAGGTCGTGAAGCCATCGCGCCAGTCGATCATGCGCAGCGGGCCCTCGGGCGTGTAGCCGATCTCCTCGGCGCTCTCGCGGATGGCCGCTTGCTCGGGGGTCTCACCCTCGTCGATCGAGCCGCCGGGGTAGCACCACGTCAGCGGGTAGTCGCCCGCCGTGGCGGCGCGCAACAGCAGCAGCACCGAGCCCGCCGCCCGGTAGCAGATGCCCGCCGCCCGGTCCTGACCCTCAGCGTAGCTGTAGGCGATGGCGGCGGCCTGGGCCGGCGAGTGGCCGGCGTTGATCAGCTCGCCGATGTTGGCGCTGATGGCGTCTGGGCCTTTTTGGAGGGGCATGGGGGTTCTCACTCGTAGGACATCACGACGCCGCTGACGGTCAGAGCGACGGCGTTTTTCGACACGTCCGCAAACGTGCCATCTTCGAGCGCGCGCACGTGCAGCAGCGACCTCGCGCTCACGTCACCTCGCATGTGCGCCCAAATTTCCTCGGGCGACATCGCGCCGGGGTACAGGGCAACGTCCTGCATCTTGGCCGGCACGCCGTTGCCGGAATTGCCGACCACGTATGCCGTCGTGCCGGTCGGGATGGTGGCAGGCAGGGCAGTCGCAGCAATCGACAGCCAGTAGGTCCCGTTCAACCAGACTTCCGTCGCATAGACCGTGGTGCCGTTGACGTTCAGCGAGCGGTGCATGAAAACGACGTGGTTCCACTCGCT